TATATCTTAATAAGTGTTTCAATCTGATGTTGTGGAAAGCCAAACAGCGGGGCCGTGTACGAAAGCCTCGACTCCAGACATAAAATGTGCAGTCAACCCGGAGCCTGCTTACGGTGTTTCGGCAGGTGCAAGGGCGCATCTCCGGCGAGGAAGAAAGTTATGGGACTCTGCCTTGCCTACCTCTTGGTGATGTCAAAGTCACCATGAGGATTGGGACTGCCACACCTCCGTTAGTCCTGCCATCTTCATCTGTTTTCTCCCTGTGTGTGTTGTTCAGAACGTGGTAGTCCCCCATGCCGTAAGACGGATCTTTGCCAGTCTTTTTTCCATCGGTTTTCTCTGCTGGCAACCCCGGTCCAACTCCGGGGTACGGATTGAGTGTTGTGTGTACTTCATTTCATATTTCTCCAATTTCCTTTCTTTGCAGAAGGCTCCTGTGCTTAGAGGCATGGGAGTCTTTTGCTTTACGCATTTAGGAGGACGGCAAAATGGACGAGAACAGGACTGCCGAGGATTCACTCCTTGTGGCATCGCTGAAGAGCCAGATAACGGAACTTTCTGCGGAAAATGACAAGCTGAAGCGTGAACTTGCTGCCTGTGCGGCGGAGCATGACCGGATGACTGATGCTCTGGAAGTGCTGATAGACAAGTACGCAAAGCTGCTTGCAAGGACTAAGGAGTGCAAATGCTGAGCAAAGCTGAGACTGCGATCCGCAACAAACTGCTGACGATGGACTGCACAGGAGGACAGGCAAGCAAGGCCCTTATGGCGGTCACCAAGGCGGTATATGACCGTGAACCGGCAGACGCAAAACTTTTCTTTGAGGACATCAAGGCGGTCAAACAGAAGATACTGGATGAACTAAAAGTGCATGGTATCTCGACCGAACGAGCCAATGAATTGTCGGAAATGTACTGGGACTACCTGCGCTTTGAGGCTCCCTATCTTTTCGATTCTTTCTGCCTTTATATCGAGCGTAACCGGCCTCCCAGAGAGCGGTTCTATCAACCTCGCAGAAAGACCCTGCGGAGAGTAGCAGACTGCCTGCAAGAAGCCGAAGATGGTTATCTGGACGAGTTGTTTATCCACCAGCCTCCACGGACCGGAAAGTCGCAGATACTTACCATGTTCGCAGCATGGCATTGTGGACGGAACTCCGAAGACTCAAACCTGTATGTGACCTATAAAGAGTCCCTTGGCGGTGCTTTCTTACGTGGCGTACAGGAGATAATGACAGACCCCACATACCTCTATTCGGAGGTCTTCCCCAACACAAAAATCATTGCTACGGATGCGAAGAACAACAAACTTGACCTCGACCGTAAGAAGAAGTACGCAACCCTGTCCGGCAAAGGTCTTGAGTCCGGTCTGAACGGTGAGTATGATGCCAAGGGATTTCTCATCTGCGATGACCTTCTGGAAGGTATTCAGGATGTCCTCAACCCGGAGACTTTGAAGCGTAAGCAGTTCGTTTTTGACAACAACGTTATGTCCAGAGCGAAGATGGGATGCGTGAAAATATGGAACGGCACGATCTGGTCTTTGCATGACATCTACTCCAACAGGCTCGACTTCCTCCAGAACAATCCGCAGGCGAAGAGCATCCGATGGAAAATCCTCAAACTCCCTGCGCTCGATCCCATCACGGAAGAATCCAACTTTGACTACCAGTTCGGAGTCGGTTTCAATACGGAATATTATCAGCAGTTAAGGGCAAAGTTCACCGAAAACGAAGACCTCGCAAGCTGGATGGCACAATATCAGCAGGAACCTATCGAGCGTGACGGTGCGGTCTTCACTCCGCAGTTCATGCACTTTTACAACGGAATCCTGCCGGAAGAAGGTCTTTACCGTATCTGCGCTGCCTGTGACGTGGCTCTGGGCGGGACTGACTTCCTGTCCATGCCGGTGGCATACTGCTATGATGACGGGTCCGTATACATCCATGATGTGGTATTTTCCCCGGAGGAGAAGCATCTGACTATGCCGATGGTCTGCAACGCCCTTGTGTCCAACAATGTCGGAAGTGCTTTCTTCGAAGCCAACCAGGGCGGTGAAGGGTACAAGGACGAAACACAGGCGATGCTTGAGTCCAAGTACCATTACAAGATGCGGATGGAGTCTGCCTACGCTCCGACCACTAAGCGCAAGGAGCAGAGGATATGGGACAAGGCACAGGAGATCCGTGAGTTCTACTTCCGGGACGAGGGATGCAGAAACGAGATGTATCGGAAATTTATGCTGAACCTCTACTCTTTCACCATGAACGGAAAGAATATCCATGATGATGCGCCGGACAGCCTTGCTACTCTGGCGTTTTATATCAGCGGAGGATGGGGAGCCAAAGTCGAAGCGTTTGTGAGGCCGTGGTAGATGACGAGAGAAAAGCTGGGAAAACTATCTGCTGCCAGAAGGGCGGCTGAATACTATCATGCCAAGGTCGATGCGATGCGACATCGGCAGAAGTTGCTTCTGGAACGGATGCACACTCTGGAAGGGTCCGGGCAGATTGTTAAGGATTCCGTCAAAGGTGGCTACGGCGGTACGCAGACATTTGTCATTGAGGGCATAGAATCCAAAGAGTACTGGCGCAGGAACAAACAGTATGTCGAAGTCCATGCCCAACTTATCGCTCTGGAAAATCGCTACTCAGATGCGGAGTTCGAAGCACTTGCGCTGGAAGAGGAAATCACGACATTCATCAGGGGCATTGATGATCCTCAGATGAGCCTCATCATCCAGCTTCGCTTCGTGGACTGCCTTTCCTGGAACGATGTCGCAGAGCGTATCGGCGGTGGCAATACGGACTGCTCCGTCAAGAAGGCTTTCCAACGGTTCATGGACAAGGTCGAAAGTGAAGATGTCACAAATGTCACGATTTGATGTGTTATCATAAAGACGATGATAAAACGAAAATTGCGCAGAGGTGCAGGCGATGGCCTGTGCCTCTCTTTTTGTTGGAGTTAATTCATGGCTCGATATTACTACGATTCGTCCAATACGGTATTCGACTATCCTGTCCTCATCCCCCGGAACGATGCTTCCTTTACGGAGGTCTTCGGTGATGCTTTCGGCAGGATGGTCATTTATACCTATGCGGACCATATCGACACGGACAACATTGCGGACGAATTGGCAAAGGCACTTCCCAAACACAACTGGAACGCTGCCCAGATAGCGTACCTCGACAGGTACTATCGTGGCGACCAGCCCATCCTGTACAGGGCGAAGAAAGTCAGACCGGAGATCAATAACTGCGTGGTCGAGAACCATGCTTATGAACTGGTCGAGTCGAATGTCGCCGACCTGTATGGTGAGCCGGTGCAGTATGCCCTGCACAATTCCGATGACGAAGGTCTGATGGAAGAGATAAACAGCCTCAACACATATATGCGGTCTGAGGACAAGCCTGCCATCGACATCGAGCGTGGACGGTGGGCTGCTATTTGCGGAACTTCCTACCTGTATGTAGGCGGTGAGAACCGTATGCCGAAGGACTATGATGAGGCTCCCTTCTATCTGTCCGTTGAGAATCCCATGAAGACCTTTGTGGTCTACTATGCGGATGACGGCACTCCGGCATTTTCCGTTCAGATCCGCAAGGATGACGAGGGAACGTTTTATCATTGCTGGACCCATGCCAAGTGGTTCCAGATTCGGAACGCTGCTGTTGTCGCATCCGGCATCAACGGTAGGCGATACAATCCTGTCATTGAGTATCCGCTCAACGAGAGAAGGCTTTCCGTCATCGAGATTACCATCGGCCTGACCGATGCTCTTAACAAGATGGCCTCCGACAGGATGAACGGCATTGAGCAGTTCGTCCAGGCGTTCATGCTCTTCAAGAACTGCGACATTGACAAGGATAAGTTCTTGGAAATGGTCGGCCTTGGAGCCGTGTCCGTAAAGGATACTGCATCCGGCAAAGCCGCCGATGTCAAAATCATGGCAGAGCAGTTAGACCAGTCGCAGGCGCAGGTGGCAAAGGATGACCTGTATCAGCAGATTCTTCTCATCCAGGGCAAGCCCGGACGGCAGGAGAACTCCGGTGGTGACACCGGACAGGCTGTTGTCCTTCGGAACGGCTACTACGATGAGGACAAGCGGGCAGAACTCCGCATCCCTTACTTCGTCAAGTCAGAGAGAATGATGCTGAGAGTAGTCCTTCATGCACTCCGTGTTGACCGGAGATTCCGAATAAGGCTGTCCGACATCGACATCAAGCCGAAGCGGTCCAAGTTGGAAAACATGATGGTCAAGGCACAGGTCGCTCAGATCCTGCACAGCATCGGTTACGATGACGGTGAGATCACAAAACTCATCAACCTCTGGCCCGACCCGGCGAATGTCTATGCCCTGTCCAAGGAGGCCATGAAGGAACAGTTCGAATCTGCAAACGGCCTTGGAGAGTACAAACAGACGCAGACCACCAGCGGATGGGGCAACAGCACCACGACAACTACGGAGACTGATGTAGATACATCTGCGGAGACTGCAAGTGGCACAGCTTTATGAGTTTGACCAACTCAACAACATTCGGTCGGAGCCGATAGAAGAATATTGGGAAGACACAGGGCTTTCCGAAGAGCGCATCGAGCGCAGGAAAGAGGCAGCATACCGATTCTTCGAAATGATGATATGGTACTTCCTCCTCCTTGAACTTGGCACATCCTACGAGGATGCCGGTCCGATGCTTGCCGATGAATACATGACGGCAATGGCAGAACTTGGTCTTCTGGACGAGAGGCTTGCGACATACGCTCCGATATTTGCGGAAGAGATAAACCGTGTGACAAGGGAGCGTGAGGGAGAGCC